GCTGAAACTGTACGTAAAGCATTGCTTTTCGTAAAGTCCACTATACCAGTACCCCCATAAATATCAAGTAATGCGATAGTGCCGGTGGAGTTGGAAGTGACCACGCCGCCATTGACGAATAAATTGGTGATGGCTCCGATACCCGTTGTGAGTAGAGTGCCCGCTTCTATAGTGACATTAGTGGCCGCGCATTCCAATACGACGTCACCACCCAAGATATTCAAGTCACCCAGGGTGACCCCCGAGCCAATGAACACATCGGAATCCGAAGTTTGTCGAGCGTCATAGCTCACGGTTAAAATCGAAAAATTCGTAGTGATATCTGCGGTTTCAATACCTACGGAAACTTTTCCTTTGTATACTATTAAAGTGTTTGAGTTTGAGACTGTTCCGGCTGCTTTAATTCGAACGGGTGATTTAGAAGAATCGGCGGATGTTCCCGTATTTGATACGGTGTAGGCGCAATCTACGACACTCCCAGTATCAATATTTACGAGAGGAGAGCCCGTAGGGCTTCCGGGTCCATTGTGATACCCTAGGTTGACTACAGCAGTTTTCACCTGTAGAGCGTCCGTTGACGTTCCGATAGAGCCCGTAAAGCTCTGAGCGATATTTACGGAACCGAAGGATCCGGCCATCGCGCTATTGTCCAATCCCGTGATTACGCTTTGGGAACTGTCCTCAAAGTATACGTCATCGGTCGTTGCAGGAACCGTTCCCAGGCTCCAATTGGCAGCTGTGGCGAAGTCTCCCTCGTTACCTACGTACGTTCCTATCCAAATATTATTATTTGCCATAATTCTTTATGAGATGGATACAATGCTGGCTCCCCCCGCTACGCAGGAGGAGCCCCATCGGTTCAATGTTAAGAGTCTGTGTTCATGGATCAGGGTTGAGCGAGAAGGCTCAATCCGGGTACTTGCCGAACGGCTTCAACCAAAACTACGCCCGGTATTCTACCGCTTGTGTCTTGATAAGTGGCCATTCCGTATACGGATTGAAGACCTACTGCGGACAAGTGAGCCTCGTTACCGCTGTTGGCGAAATCATCGTAGTGGAAGATTTGCTCGTTCGTGATTGATCCTCTTGCAAGGTACATAGCGCCTTCGCCCATAGCCAAAGCATATCCGATAGGAGTGCCTCGGTCATTGCAAAGGTAGATCGAAATCGGACCCGACAACGCTCCACCGGCTTGACCCGTCAAGTGCGTAGCGACGTCGATTTGAGCGCCGAGTTTGACGTATGCCGAGCCTCCGCCAACACCCGTATTCAAGTCACCAAAACTAGCGACCTTGTAGGCCACGTAATTTTTGGCGGCATCAACGAACAATAGGTTAGTGCTAGTTGCGGCTATCGCGCCATGCTTTTTACCTCCACCACCGGGAACCGTATAAGTGGCTCCGGGGAAGTTGGCCCAAAGGTCTGTTCCGGCAGAACCGTAAATCCCATCCAAAGCGGGAGTATAGGCATTAAGAGTACCTGCGGTTGCATCCCAACCATTGACAATGGCGGGATCATCCAAGCCTCCGGGCATTATTGCCACAGGAGCGAGAGGTGATCCTTGACGACCGAGTGCGGTGTCAATGATGACGTTGTGATTGGCGATCACGTTGTTGTCCCACTTGGCGTACGAACCGGAGTAGAGCTTGTTGTTCTCACCGCGAGAGTCCGCTTGGGTGATGGCTTCAAGATAATCAGGATCGGAACGAAGAGGACGCAAACATGCATCGGGAGCGAAGAACAAGTAACCTGGAATTTCCTGGTTGATGTCTCCACCCGTATTCATGGGTTGACCGCCGTTAGCGATAAGAGCCTGTTTGGCTTCCTGTATAATGTCCGTGCTGATACCTTCGGCATATGCGATGGAAGAACCTCCGGTAGCTCCGGTAGCTCCGTAATCATTGAGCAGGTTGTTGCCAGTTTGTGTCAAGCATGTGTCGCGGAGAACGGCTTGAATCAGATCCTGCTCCATACGCGAGGCCCATTCGGACATGACGTCGGCAGACAATTGGTCAAGTGTTTTACCTGTGAAGCGCATGAGCTTGAGAACTTGCGTCCAAGCGACGGCGTGACGGATGAGATCGACCTCAACGTTGAACGTTCCGAAGTTTAGATTTCCGGTTTTGTTCTTGAGGATGTCTTCCCCACGTACGCCTTGACCCCTGATCGGAGCGACGGTCGTGAAAGTGATTTTATCGGAACCGCCGGCAGACAAATCAGTCTTTTCGGCGATTGGTTTGCCGCTTCCTTCCGAGCCTATGAACTTGGCGAACACGTTTTTTTCCCGGGCATCCCGAGTTACGAGTTCAGACCAAATTCTGGCGCGCAGGTCAGAATTGTCAGATGCGATTGTATTGTAGTGAGCGGTGACGTTAGTCGTTAGATCAACGTTGGAACCGGCACCGAATTCAGATGGGGGTGTCCCACCGGAGAAACCTTTAATAGCCATTGTATATAATAATTAGTGTTTTAAGTTAAACTCTTGGTTGTGGTCCTCCCGGATTTCCCAATAGAGAATATAAATCGTCTTTCGAAATATTCGGCATATCGGACAGTAAACCTTGAGCTGTTGGTTGTGTGTGTACTGGTTGTGCTGCGGTACCCGTTGTCAAAACCTTGGCTTGAGTTCCCATCTGTGGCGCCACTTGTGGTGGTGCCTGCATAACGGGTTGAGCTTGGGGCGCAGTTTGCGCCGGTTGCCTAGCGTTATACCTAGTTGCGAATTCATTTGCCATTAGTTCAGGCCACTTAGGTGACTCGAATACTGTAGCGTAGTCGGGATTTCTGGATGAGTGCTGAATGAAATCGTCGAACTGCTTTCTATGAATTGAATTCTTGTCTTGCAGTACGGGAAATCGTTCGAACACCTTGTTCCGACTCTCCATCGATCTACCTCGATGGGCATTGTAAGCATTTAGATCTTGAGCTTCATCGTGTCGCTCTTTGCGAGATTGCGCCGTTTGCAGTTCGAGTTCCCTCTTCATGATTTCACGTTGAAATTTCAACGCTTCCGTCGTTTCGAGGTCGTCGGCTGCTGTAGCTACTTTCTGCTCGAGCTCCTGAATCTGCCCTTGAATCCCGGCGACGTATTCCGCGTACCCATCCGACTCGGGCTGTGTAGCCTCGGCGGGTTGGGGTTGAGGACTCTGATTCGTGTCGGTACCCGTTTGGGTATAGATGACGCGAGTCGCATCTGCAAACGAACCGTCAAAAGCATCAGACCTGTAAAGATCTATTACTTGTTGATCCAGTTCGTTCTTAGGGCGAATCCGTCTTTTAGCCAAGCGATCACCTTCGGCTTCCGGCTGTTGGCCTTCGGCTGGTGGTGGTTGCCCGGGTTCCGACGGAACCTGGTCCTCGGTGGCGTCTGCCTCCGGTTGCTGCTCCTCACCTTGCGGTTCGGGCTCGTTGTGGCCTAATGCTGCTCGAAGGTCGTCTAGTGACACATTCTCATCAGCTGTTTCAGTTATTTGCGGGGAGTCAACCTCCGCAGTTTCCGTATCCATATTTTGAAGGTTAAGACAGAACGCTCATAAAATCAACTACCTTTTTTCCCTTTTCCTTTTTGTAGCTCTAGATAGCATCCGCCGATTTTGGCGCATACCTTCTCGTATTCGCAGATACCTGCGATGCAAGTGGGCTTTGCCGCGGGTTTCCCCGTGACGTTCCCGGGTTTTGCCGCAGGGTTTCTTCTAGGAAAATTTCCTTTTTTCATTTCTTACGTTCCTTCCACATATTTAAAAGTGAGAATGAGATGTGTATCAAAGTTAAAACCCCACATGTAAACGCAAGGTACGGGTTTAAGTCGGTGAGGACAAACGTACCGCCCGTCCCTGTTATTGCTAGGAATCCGTCTCTCATCCTAGGACCTCCAACACAACGATCACTACGACTGTAGCCGCCAATAGGCACAGAACCTTTCCCTTGTGGGAAAGCCCGGTGTAATACTCTTTAATTAACTTAAGATTTTTCATTTCGTATTCTTGTCTCTCGTTTGGGTTGGGAAAGGTACCCGTGTTAGGTTTTTCTCCGCCTCGTTTTTGGAACATCTTCGAGCGACGAAGATCGGGACGAGTAAATAGAGCCCAAGAAAACACGCAGCAGCTGTTAAAATCTTCTTTATCGTGGCAGTGAATTCATCAAAACCCGATTTATGGTCTTCCATTTTGAGCTCCAAAAGCTTTTTCACGTCCCCCTCGGAAAGAGCTTCCAGCGTTTCCGCCGTCTTGGATACGTCTGCGTTACCCTCGGCAATAACTCCCGCCGAATAACCCAGCCCCGCTCCCGCTCCGGCCGAGACCGGACCGCCGATCGCGCCGACCGCACCGCCCGCAATGGCCCCTCCCATAGGGTACCATTGTTTCACGGAGCACGACGTGAACAGTAGGAACATAAAGGCAATCCAGAAAGGCATTGAGGTATGTATCAGGTTTGGTCTCCAGCGGTAACAGTGCCCGAAGCGCCACCACCGATATTCCCGGTCAGTGAGAAATTGTTGAAGGTGTTGCTAGTTGTTGTCGAGTAAAGATATGCGGCATAGGGTTGAATAGGGTTGTGGTAGGGGTAGCCGGAGGCATCCTTTGTTTCTTCTAAATAACCATTTACATCCATAACCAGAGTCATCCCCCACTTAGGCCCCGGGGAATAGCCAAGCGTGTTTTCCCAGCCTTGCATGTTATCCCAGTCCATACCGAATATTATGGGTACAAAGTTTTGCGTGGCGCTATACCCGTCGGATGCCTGTACCGCCGTTACGGTAGTTCCCGCAGTTGAGGCCCACACATATATCGGGGTATTGGTTGAGTTTTCTATTTGGTTACCGTATAGCGCGCCAAGCGTCCCGCCACCCCAAGCGGACATCCCGATGCCCGAAGTGCCTAGCGCGGCGTTTAGATCGGTCCACATTGCGCCGGTCCATGTATAATTAGCACTGTCGTAGTAGTCGGCGATTGTGTATTTCTTCCACTTCCCTGCCAATGTAGATATGTCGAAGTACATGTAATGAGTACTACCCCATGAGGCGTTGCCCATCATATTATAAACAGTCTGTTGATAATCGTCAAAGTACAGATTGTTGGATGCCATGTTTGACCATTCAACCCCTGTAAAGGCGCCACCGCCACCGCCGCCGCCGCCAGCGGGTGCCGCAACGATTGTCCTTAGAGTCGGATCGGATGCGTACACCATAAGAACAGCGGGCCTACTAGCCGGGCTCGTTCCCATACCCCCCGAGTCGTAAAAATCAACGTCAAACCCATTGATCGTCTTATTCTGAATAAGGACACCGTACCCGTAGTAGTCATCGTAATGCGCCGCTACGTTATAATTAGTATCCAGTTGCGCGGCGTGGAAGGTGACTGCCGTTCTGTAGTTCATGCTGTCATGAACGCCCCACGAAATTCCCGTCCCCGCCCCGGCCGCGGCGGTGTTTATGTGAGCGTAACCGAAAGGGCCGATGGCCGTAATGGAAGCCGTGACGCCAGTCAATTGACTACCGTCGATGGCTGGTAAACCCGTGGCATCGGCCTTGATTACATCGCCGTCAGCAACTCCCGTATTCAAAGCGGCGGCTGTACCAAGACCTGAAATATCCGTATTGGAAAGAGTTACAGTTCCAGTCTGACCTGCGACGGACTGAACAGGAGCTCCCGCCGAAGTGATAAAACTACTGTCGTTAGTTAGACTGGAAATATTATCCAAAGGTTGAGTAGCCGCGTCGGCTTTAGTGCCTTGAGCGCTAGTTGCATAGTCGGTAGCGGCTGTAGTGGCCGCCGTGCCTAGATCACCCGGTTGGGTGGCACTGTCCGCTAAAAGTCCTTGAGCACTAGTTGCATAGTCCGTAGCGGCCGTAATGGCTGCCGTGCCTAAACCGCTTATGTCATTAGTGTCAAGAGTTACTGCACCGGTGTCACCTGCGACGGATTGAACCGGAGCTAGACTCATTAGATTGGAAACGGTTACTTGCCTCGTTTGCGGCGAGCCTGCTTGTCCCAGGGGGTCGTTTACAATTGCCAAGGCGTCGTCGTTTGTCGGCGTTGCTTCCGGGGGTAAAGCTGAGATTTTTTTATTAGCCATGTCTATTATCCTTCGAATTGAAGATTGTCATCGTTTTCCGTAATCATAAAGTCGTCGCCCTCGGTTAGCAATGCATCGGTTACGCTGCTGCCGCCACCGCCACCGCCGCCGCCACCACTACTAGTGTATCGGGGATCGGCGCTCTGGGTGGCCATGACGACCGAAGCGTCGTCCGTGAACCTGAACGCGGGCCGAGGTACGTTCGTCAGAACGCGCGGAGAAACCGTTGTGATGCTATACGCCATTACGCTTTAAGAGGTTTAGGTCTCCCCGCAATCGTTAAAGGATGTGGGCGGGTAGGTTGTATGACCACCTTGGCTGCGTTTATGGGAGCCCCATCGGAATTTAATCGAACCCATCGAATATGTGCTACGGTTTTAGTACTCATGCGTTCTTCTTAATCTTCCACATTTCAGGATTTCTTACTTTTGAATTTTTCGCTTCGACCTTGAGGATCGTATTCGCGAGAGCCATCGGCGATACGCTCTCCATTGCGTTAACGACGGCCTTAAGAGCAATTGTCTCCTCAGGCGAGGTCGAGCGATCAAGCATTTTCGAGAGGTATCGACCCCTTTCCGTCTGAAAACGTTTCTCAAGATGGATAAAAGCTTCATTGTTAATGAGTTGCTTTACGTCCGACAGCTTGTCGAATATGATTATGTCAGTCATAATCCAAACACGGAACCTGACGCTTCTGTGGAATCAATTGACAGTGACTGTGGCCGAGCTAGAGCCTGTGCCCAAGTCGCATGCATTTACTCCTGCGGAATTCTTTGCGAAAACCCCGTATCGGTAAGAACCGGCGGCCGGCGAATCCGTGTAGGTAAGTAGCGCCGCAGTTGCGTCCGTATATACTCTAGTAGAATTTAGGGTTGTATCATTCAAAGCATCCGCCTGAAGTAGCGCGCAGGAGACGGTACTTGCGCCTCTTTGAACGACGATTGAGGCGATGTTTGACATGGAGGAGCCGCTGAGGCTCCATGCGATTGTTGCATTATTAGCCATGATATTTCCTGTGTTCTATGTGTTGTTGAAGTTTAAGAGTAATATATTAAGAAAAGAGGCTGTGTTTTTCGCCTGCGGCGATTTGGGTGACGCCGGATGCGACGAGCTGGACGTCGTCCCATTGGACAGTTGTGTTGCCGAGGCCGAGCTCGCCTTTGTTGTTGTAGCCCATTCCCTTAAGGCTGCCGTCGGACTTGATGAAGAGGCTGTGTTTTTCGCCTCCGGCGATTTGGGTGACGTCCGTGTCGATCTGGAAGGGGGAGGCTTTCTGTGAATTGGTGCCGTGGCCGCACTGGCCGTAGCCGCAAGTGCCCATGACGTGGAGGCTGCTGTCGGACTTAATTAAGAGGCTGTGTTGGGCACCTGCGGCGATTTGAGTGACGCCGGATGCGAGAACTTGATAAGGATAGGTTCTATCGGTCCAGTCGCCAAGGCCGAGCTGGCCATAGTTGTTCTTGCCCATAGCCCGTAGACTGCCGTCAGACTTGATGACTAAACTGTGGTGGTAGCCTGCGGCGACTTGGACAGCGCCGCCCGCAATGTACGGAACCGCTACGGGGACGTATCTATCGGCCGAGGTGCCGTCGCCGAGCTGGCCGTTGCCGCCTTTACCCATGGCCCAGACACTGCTGTCGGACTTGATGAAGAGGCTGTGGGAGCCGCCTGCGGCGATTTGGGTGACGCCGGTTGTGATCTGGAAGGGGGAGGATCTAGTGGACGTAATGCCGTCGCCTAATGCTCCGTACTGGTTAGTGCCCATTCCCCAGAGGGTGCCGTCAGACTTGATAAAGAGGCTGTGGAAGGGACCTGCGGCGCTTTTGGTGACGCCGGATGCGATCTGCACGGGGGAGGTTCTATCGGTCGTGTCGCCAAGGCCGAGCTGGCCTGAGCTGTTATTGCCCGTTCCCCAGAGGGTGCCGTCAGACTTGATGAAGAGGGTGTGGTTGCTTGCGGAGATTTGGGTAACGCCAGTCGAGAGAACCTGCACGGGGGAGTTTCTATCGGTCGTGTCGCCAAGGCCGAGCTGGCCGTCGACGTTGAAGCCCATGGCCCAGAGACCCAAAGTTGCTTCAGTAGCGGATACGCTACCCGGAGATTGAGCCGCCGTGGGAGCCACTACTATTTCATTAGCTGATACATTGCCCGGAGATTGAGCTGCTGTGGGAGCTGTCGCTGCTGCTATAGCTGCTGCTATAGCTGCCGCTATCTCGCCCGCATTACCGCCTGCTGCCGTCACTGCTAACTCCGCTGCCGTTCCCGCATCTGTTGAGGTGCCGCCTGCGGCCGTTGCCGCTGATCCAGCTGCTGCACCTATTTGTGCCATAGTGCCGGCTGCTCCATCTGTCGCTACCCCGGCTCCTGCTCCTGCTGCTGCTATTACTGCAGCTGCGTTGCCACCAGCTATTCCTGTTGCTACTCCAGCTGCTGCTCCTGCGTCCGCTGGGGTACCGCCTGCTGCTGTGGTTGCTAATCCGGCTGCTGCTCCCGCTGCTAGCGCCGCTGCCGCGTCTGCTTCAGCTTGATTTAATCCTGCTAACAATGCCGCTGCCTCTGCCGCTAACAATGCCGCTGCTATCGCTAGTGCTTCTGCTTGAGCTTGAGCTATTCCTGCTGCTATCGCTAGTGCTAGTGCCACTGCTGCTGCCGCTGCTCCGGCTTCCACTGCTTGTGCCGCTGCAGGGTCGCCCGCTGTCGCTGCTAGTAACGCTGCTGCGGCTCCTGCGGCTGCTGCCGCTGCCGCGTCTGCTCCAGCTTGAGCTAATCCTGCTAACAATGTCGCTGCCGCTGCCGCTAACAATGCCGCTGCCGCCGCTGCTGCGTCTGCTTCAGCTTGATTTAATCCTGCTAACAATGCCGCTGCCTCTGCCGCTGCCGCTGCCGCTGCTGCTGCCGCCGCTGCCTGTGCCGCTGCATTGTCGCCTGCCGCTGCTGCCGCTGCTGCTGCCGCTGCTCCCGCTGCGGCTCCTGCTGCTGCTGCTGCCACTCCTGCTGCCCCTCCTGCTGCCCCTCCCCCAGAAATAACAGATTTATTGGCAGACTTCGCTGTTTTGGTGGATCGGTATCCTCGACTGACCCCACCGGCTATACGCGCACTTTTAACAGACCGTAGCCCTTCCTTGGGGAGGTCTTGAATCGTATCAACAAAGCCATCACCATCCACATCCAGCAAAGAAACGCCCACGGATCCGCCGTAGGACAGGTCTATAAGCGTACGGGACGCTGTCTTAAGTTTGGAAGTGTCTCGCTGACGCGAGCGAAGTTTCCCGGTCTTAGTGTATGTGAGCTTTTTAGGCATGGGATCTAAAGGTGTTGCTGGATTTATCTACCACTTTCACGTTCTTTTTAATTAAATCTTTGTCCACGTTCCCTCCGGAATCAGAAAAAGAAGTCCCCACGCTACCTCCGAATTGAGGCCAGGCTTCTGAGTATACCCTTTTAGCTATCTTGTATAAAGAAGTCCCGCGAGTACGAGTACGTACGCCGTTCAGGTATCGCGCAAAAGTAGTAGATCTAGCGCCCTTTACGGATTGAGCTCTATTGGTGGACCCGTGAATGTATCGGGCGGGTGTGGTGTGATTGTATACGGCCATAATGTAACCTATTGGTTGATTTGTTGTTGAAATTGATTAGCCCCTTGCGGGTTGCTGTTACCCATGCCTTCAGTAGCGCCCATAACCCCATCCCGAGCCTGTGGAGATTCTCCACCAGCTGCTGCGTTGTCTCCGAGCATCTTGGCAATTTCAGCTTCGGCCTTTGGATCGGCTGGAGCTTCGTTAGGTAAAAGTTCATCGGTTTTTTCATATCCCATGGCATCCAGTATACGCTTAAGCATCGGACGTATGTATGGACGCATCTCAGGTGGAGATTGAAAATAGCGGTCTTGGGTTTGTAAGGCAAGAGTAGCTTTTTCAATAGCCCTTTGACCCTGGTCTTGGGCTAGAATTACGGTTACGTCCACATCTAAGTTTTTAATTTTATCGGCGGCCATCTCCTGAAAGACTCGAACGTCGCCCTCCATATATTCATATACCTCGTCCTCATCCAGCGTCGCCATGGCAACCTGCACTAGTTTCGTAAGGTGGTCTTCGAAGCCGCGAACAATTCGGCGCATCCAACGTCGGCCTATCTTCGAAGCCTCCCGGAGAGTGGCTTCTACACCTGTGGCAGTATTCGCCGGAGCCAAAGCTTGAAAGTCTCCTTGGGCCATATTGGAAACCCCTAACCATAATTGAACGATACCAAACACGAAATCGATCAGGTTCTGAGTAACCATATCCGCCTGCGGTACTTGAGAAAAAGATATGAAGTCGTCTATGGTGTACTGATCCTTAAGTTGAAATACCTTACCGGCATGGAATTCCACGTCTTCGGGCTCGTCTTCGACAGCTTGGGGGTTTACACCTACAACCGGATTAGCTGCTAACTCGTTACGATAACTTTGCGCGTTGAATTGCTTGTCTATGTACTCTTGGAACATCGCCACACGCTCTGGAAGACTATAACCGCACCAGCGATTGCGTTCCTTCCCTATGGAGACCACGGAATAAGGTAGGCGATTGTCGGGTGTTAGTTTAGCGGTGTACTCGTAGTACACTAGCTTTTCGGTGTCCGTGTCTAGGAATACGCAAAACTCTTGGGGATACCCCGTTTGCAGTACGTCCCTTTTGACCCAACACTCCATTAACGGAATGCTTGGGTTTAGATCGGAGTCGAAACTTAAGTTTTCAGTACGCTCTTTATTCTTGTCGGTATCGCTGCGAGGGTTGGCGTCTTTCTTTATGTCGTTATAATAATCATTAAAAGAGTACCACTCCCGCTCTAGAAATATATTGCGAGCCCACGCTACGGTCTTATCGTAGACCTCAACCACAAGATCCGCAGTCTCGATGGATTCGGCTGAGGACGGGCACAGGAAGCGATCGCTGTCTATAACCTTCGATCGGGGGCCCTTGTATCTTACGAGTTGAGTAGGAATGCCTTCAGGGTAGGGTCGGAAATCGTGAACGCCGGGGATCATCTGAATGGTGGGATCCTCCGCTAAGCGCATTTCGGTCCCACCCGTGTCGGGATTGAGTTCGGGTAGAAATTGGGCTTCCCCCTCAATAATAGGCCCTTCTTCCGACCTCTGCTCGAAGTCACCGGTTTCCTGATTGAAGAGCGCGGATCTTTCGTAATCATACCACGTGGAGACGTCCTCTTCGTATACAGCCTTCATTACGACGGCGCGTTGTACGAATATATGCAGATAGGATTCTTCCAAACGTTCGCGTGTGTTCCCACGAGTCTCAATTTTCCAATTGAAATATTTGTCGTAGGCTTCGGCGGAGATATCGTCGGAAGGGCCTTGAGCGTCAAATTTAAAATAAGGGGACGTGCCTGTTATCTCATCTTCGGCTCTCGCCATAAAATGGTCTACCACGAGGGAAGTTAAAGGCACGCTTAGATTGGAATGCCCGAATATGGAATCATGGCCCGCTCGATCCTCTCTTCGGTTATTGTAAGAGTCCCAAGACCTGCGATCGGCCTCGATGCGCTCTAAATTATCCTCTTTGAGCTGCTTTATTCGGTCAAGAAGATACTTGGTCAGGTCTTTCTCCTGTTTCTCCGTTAATTTTAGATTCGAGATCTTCATGCTTTGAAGTTAAGGCTTCTTGCTTTTTTGACAATTTTAATCATAGCTTTCAACTCCTGTTCTTCCGCTGCGTCCAAAAGAGTGTCCCTGCGGTCCGCGGATAGATCTTTTCGGCTTTCAATTTTGGCTTTCATCTCCCTTATCTTTTTCCTTAGAGCATCCATGTATTTAACATCTTTCGACAAGGATAGCAAAGCTCTATTATCTATGCGGTGCCTGTTAGCCATCGCCGTACCCAAATCACCCGCGCTACGCTTGGAAGCTTCGGCCGTTTTGACGGCGGAACGGATAGAACTAAAAGCGGAACGTGTATTGGATCCATAAGTAGTGCCCCGAACAAAACGTCCCACAATAGGTACGTCCCCGTAATCGTCAAAGGCAGCCTCCCCAGAAGAGGCTCTCAGCAAACCCCCGAAACCTTGATCCAATAGCTTACCAATACCGCCCGTATACCCGTAGAAAAGGTGCTTCATCTGGTTCCCGGCCATGTCGAATTTTATATCGTGGTCTTCCGAATACATCAACGGATTACCACCGACCATGCCCGTAACGCTGCCCTTTTGGGTTTCGGATCCCCCCATGAATTCATTGATCCAACGAGAAGCCTCCGTCCAATGCTCGGGAGTGCCCTTTGGATCGCGTGTGTGAGCGGGAGTTTTTCCCGAGTAAGAGACGTCGTCGTATTTAATGGGGTTGCCCATGAAGTCCTCGTTGGAACCTAGCAGTTCGTAGATCGGCATCCACGCGGACGGTATCCCGGCGGACACGAAATTGGATCCCCCTATAGGGTTGAAAGTGTTCATGGAGCGTTCCATGATGCGACTCATAGGTTCCAGGACTCCCGTGGAATTCCCTAGGCCCATTTGGCTGGATAACACATCCCCCATGACCTGCCCCAAAGTCCAAAACATGTTGTAACCCAAAGGTACGGGTACTGAAAAATACCCAGTGTCCCTTTTGTCGTTGCCGGGGAAACCCTCAGGCATGGGCAGTATTAAATTAGTGTCACGTTTGTACGAACTTATACTGTCGTAATCGGGTTCGTCGTCGTCCTCTTCCTCGGGATCCATCAAGCGGTTGAAAAGCGAAGTTATCATTCCCGCCCCGACGATACCACTGACAAGCGCCGCCCTTTGGGCCGGCGACCGTCGAGCAAAGGTCGTCCACAAACGGTTCATGGACGTCATGCTCGCCCCGAAGAATACGTACATGGAGCCGAAAGCCTGCGACAAGTTGCCCTTTTGGTTGAAGTCAACCGTTACATTTCGGGCGATGTCGGTCGCCTGTTTTACCGTATAGTTGTTCTTTATTGCAGACCAAAAGGTCGACATCCGTATTGAATTCTCGACGGCCGTGTTCATATGGTCGACGAGTTTGAGAGTGCTTCCCGCGATCTGTTTCAACCGGGCTTCACCCTTTAACTTTTTCTGCAAGACCTTTATCTGTTCGGGGACGGTGTCGTGCCGGAAGTATCCGACCTTGGCACCGGCGGACATTGCAAATTGGTATTGCTGTTCCTTAGTACCGTTAGCCAAAAGATCCTTGGCGGTTTCAGTGTTTATAGTGGTGTCGGGAGAGAGTATGGACTCACCCTTGTTCTTCCTTCTCTCGGCGGAATATACGGCTTTCATGAATCCTCCGACCTGCAACATGCCCGAAGGTGAAAATATATCCTTGGCGATCACGGACTTATGATCCTCGGTTAGGTGGACGGCAGCCGTTCCCAAATCCCGAAAGAAGTTGGGGATGATAAACGCCGGATTCATGGAGGTGTAAGTCTGGGCCAGGTATCGAGTGGCCGAGTTCATTATGTTCAAGACGTCGGGCAAAGCTTGATACTTCAAGTTCTGCATAGCGGCGGCCATGTTACCCCCCTCGGGGGTTTCGTTGAACTCTACGTACATGGGAACACCCTCCACCCGATACGTAAAAATATTAGGATTATCGGATAGGTTTCTATCCAGCTCCGAACGCACAGTACGTAAGCGATGCAGTTCGTTCCCGTTCTCGTCTTTAGGGGTGTGCGTCTCCGTGACATACCGTTCACTCTGTTTCACCATTACGAAATCTGCCTTGAATATCTTTGAGAACTCCTCCGATATTCCAGCTTTAGTTTCGGCGTCGAGGCTGTCGGCCAACGTTTTGAATTCCGGACGAGAAGATATAAGAGCGTCATGTACCTTCTTCGCATTCTTATCACCCTTGAGAAAGCTGGCTTCAGGATCGGCTAGGTGCCGCATAAATGTGAACAGGTCCCCAAAGGATTGGGAGACTTCGTTTTTGGCGGACGTTATCTTGTCGTTATAGAATTGTTCTAGCGTAGTGCCCATAACCGCTTTGGGGTCGGGAGCATATATCCCACTCCCATCTTTCGGTAGGTGGCGACCAAAAGCTCCTTTAGCTAGGAGCTTTCGATTAGACTGATCCCAACCCTGGCCCGAGGACCCGGTACGCTTGCCTAAAGCCTGAAAAGCGGTGTCCCGATCATATAGGTCCTGGGTCTCCCCCTCGAAACCTTGCATGGGAGCGTACGCATAGCTGTCACCTGTATCGATTTGGGAACTGAATGTCTTATCCTTGGTGGTGCTTGCCCAGTCTACGTATGAGGCGGCGGCCTCCATGCGGGCTCGTTCATTCAATCCGTTTTCTCCTTGTATCAACCCGTGCTGTTCTTTCGAGGCCAACGCGTCCTTGTTCATCGCATAATACTTATGCAAGGGTTTCTCGTTGCTGTTCAGGAACGCCAGGAAGTTGGCGTCGTTTTCCAAGTCTTGAACAACGGCAGCCGCCGTTTCGTCGGTTATGCCCGAAAAAGGAACCCCGTGTTCTCTCGCTTCCTTGGCGAAAGCATTAAAAGTTTTTTTGCCTTCGGCGGTTATATCCTTCTTAAGTCTGGCGAGTTCGTCATTATGTCTTAATTTAAGATGCTTATTTCTCGTTGGTGCGGCTCGAGCCAATAGGTATTCGCCGAAGGTCTCCACTTCGATGCCGTGGTCGCGCAACGCATTTATTATAGGTTCGACAAATCGACGTTCCGCGTTTTCGACTTCGGCGTACCCCTTACCAAAGTACGCGTGCCAAGAGGAATGCGTGTTGATAAAATCTCGCATAGGGTGCGTGGGAGCCAGATTCGAATTGTCCAGAATCATGTCCGTGAGTTTACGTATGGGGGCCGCTTGATTGATTATAGCTTCCGTAAGACTTCCCTTTTTACGTGCCAAATGCTTCAGGTATTCTTTATCCCCGCCCTTCTTGAAAGTTTCCACCAGAGTTCTTAAAGCGCTTAGCTTCCCAAAATCCGCGGGGAGACTCGACGTTTGAATGTTCTCAAGGTTGTAATCGGAGCCTTGTATCTCGGACGAATTCGCAAGAAGGTCAGCAATGAAGGCCTTATACCGTTGGCTACTATGCTCTTGCTCGTACTTTGTCTGGAGTCCCGGAGTGACGAAACTGGGGTGCGGGCCGGGTGTGGTATAACCTAGAGCCTTCCCATCCCAAGCTCCTTTTCGATATCGAAGGAATCCGAGTTCCTCAGCGGCTTCCTCGAAAGATTCGTTAATTATGTCCGCCAAGTCTGAGACGTGGGGTTTCATGCCGGCGGCTATATGAAGAGGCGTGTTAAATGGCGCCTTTTGCATACTTTTACGTACCACCGCTGTGTCCTCCTTGTACCTGGGTAAGGCCTTAGCCTTAGCTAGGTTCCCCAGAGCGTTTGCATAGGGGGCGCCGGAGCGGGCATAGTCAATCAACACTGTACGGTACAATTCAACGGCGTCCAACCTGGAGTCCTCATCTTGAACCCAATCATTCTCTGCGAGATATTCTTCCTTACCGGGGACCTTCCAGTAAATACCCACTGTCTCTTTCTTTAGGTCCTCTTTTCTAGGCAGCGATTTCACTGTTTTGAAATTCGATTTCGTGCCTAAGGTAAGATCGAAATCGGAGCCCTGAAAATCAAACCCACCGTCAGGGTCGATGTTCTCTCCCGTCGGCTCACCTTGATTTACCTGCTTGAGCGTTCCGTCAGGCGACTTTACTGTGTCCACAAGATTCTTTTGTGTGGCATCCGAACTGTGGGTGATCTGACTTTCCGCATCGGGACTCATTCCGGTGAGGGTCGCTATAGGCACGAATCCCGCATCTATGGCCGCTTGGATTAGAGGCACCATCTGCGCTCTCATGACATCGGGATGGGGAGTGGGCTGATCATAGATGCTGCCCTTCATGAC